GCAGGCTGCGGATCCGATCGCGGCGGCAGGCTCTGCCACGGTATCCAGCGTCGGCGCGTCCACCGCCGCCTCGACAGCGACCGCTGCGGCGGGCGTCGCGACCGTGTCGGGCGTCGGCTCGACCGGCGGCAACGTGCAATCGGCCGACCCGGTCGCGGCGGCAGGCGTAGCCACGGTCTCGGCGGTCGGGGCGGCCATCGCCGCTGCGTCTGCGACCGCAGCTGCTGGCGCGGCCACGGTCTCGGCCACGGCCACCGGCCTCGCACCCGCCACCGCCACGGCGGCGGCAGGCGCGGCCGCAGTCTCGGCGGCTGGTTCGGCAATCGTCGCCACGACGGCCACGGCGGCCGCAGGAGATGCCACGGTATCTGGCACCGGCTCGGCCACGGCTGCTGCTACAGCAGTCCCGGCCGCTGGTCTGGCGATTGTGGAAGGCCAGGGCGACATCGGCGGCACATTCAACCCGGCCCCGAGCCGGATCGTGGCGTCGGTCGCGCCAGGACGAATCGGTCGCAGCGTTTCGACATCTCGTCGCCCGCTCTCGAAAGATGCCGGGCGCATAGCCCGCAGCGCGTGAGGTTCCAGCATGATCCAGTGGCCCGACAAGGACGCCGATGAGGTCGTCAGGTACGGCATCGACTTCGCCGACCGGCTCGACAGCGGCGTGACGCTGACTGCCGTCACGTGGAGCCACACACCCGCCGGCATCACACACACCAGCCCATCGGTGAGCGGATCGGTAGCGAGCGTGCGGATCAGCGGCGGCACGACGGGCAAAGGCTTCGTTTTCACTGCGCAGGTGACGACCAGCGACTCTCAGACGCTTGAGGAAAGCGCCGTCTTCCACATTCGGAGCCGCTGACATGGCCGCTGAGACGCCGACCGTCGAGCCAACCACGATCATCGCGGGCGATACGCTGCGATGGCAGGTCACGCTGAACGATTATCTGGCGACCGATGGCTGGACGCTCAACTACGCGCTCCGCAACACAACGAACCATTACGACGTCGTTAGCACCCCCAGCGGCGCGGACCACCTGATCGAAGTCACCGCCAGCGACACGGCGAGATGGGCACCCGGAGTCTACAACTGGACCGCCTACGTCGAGAGCGCGTCCGAGAGGTTCACGGTCAAGCGCGGCACGTTCACCGTCACCGCCAATCCCGCCAACCCTGTTCCGCAAGAATTCCGCACGCAGGCCGCGAAGGCGGTGGACGACCTCAAGACCGCGCTCGCCACGTTCAAAGCGACCGGCGGCCGGGTGAAGCGGTACAGCATCGCTGGCCGCGACATCGAGTTCGAAAGCCTCGGCGAAATGATGAAGCTGCTGTCGATGTGGCAGCGCGAACTCGCCAACGAGGAAGCCGCCGCGCGGCTGAACACCGGCAGGGCATCGCCGCTGCTGCTCCAAGTTCGTCTGTAAAGGGACCGCCGCATGGAACTCAACCCGCTGAAGTGGTTTCGAGCGGGCGGGAAGCCCGCGTCCGCGCCGCGCCGCATGGTGCGGCAGCAATCGGCGGGCTTTGCTGGCGCGGCGGTCAACCGGCTGACGCAGTCGCTCGCCACTTGGAGCGGCTCCGCGAACAGCGACGCCGAGAACGGTCTGGCGATCCTGCGCGCCCGCGCGCGGGCGCTCTGCAATAACCACGAGTATGCGCGCCGCTTCCTGTCGCTCACCGCAACGCACATCGTCGGTGCAGACGGCCCGACGCTCCAGGTCCGCGCCCTCACAAACGCCGGGCTGCTCGACAGCGTCGCCAACAGCGCCGTCGAGATGGCGTGGTGGAAGTGGCAGAAGACGGCCGACATCGGCGGGCGCATGACCTTCGCGCACCTGCTGCGCGTCACGATCAAGGCCGTCGCACGTGATGGCGAGGCGCTGGTCCGTATCGTGCGGCGGCGCGATCTGCCGAACGGCTTCGCGCTTCAGCTGCTGGAGATCGACCGGCTGGACGAGACGCTGAACAAGGTCACGCCGGACGGCCTCAATATCCGCATGGGCGTCGAGATCGACAGCATGTCGAGGCCCATCGCCTACCATGTGAAGACCTCGCATCCCGGTGAAAGCTGGGGCTGGACGATGCCCGGCTACGAGCGCATCCCGGCGGATCAGATCTGGCATGTGTTCTTGCCGGAACGCGCGGAGCAGGTGCGCGGCTATTCGTGGCTGCATGCAGTGCTGATTCGCATGGGTATGCTGCACTCATACGAAGAAGCCGCCGTCGTCGCCGCGCGCGTCGGCGCGAGCAAAATGGGCTTTTTCAAGCGGGCCGCCGAGGATGGCGGCTACGCTGGACAGGCAACCGGCCAGCTTGCCGATCAGAACATCGCCGGGTCGCTGTCCGCGCAGGTCGAGCCGGGCGAGATGTGGGAACTGCCGCCGGGCTACGATTTCGAGTCGTTCAACCCCGACTATCCTCACGCCAATTTCGAGTCGTTCATGAAGGGTTGCCTTCGCGGCATCGCGGCGGGTCTCGACATCGACTACGCCACGCTGGCTAACGACCTCGAGGCCGTGAACTACAGCAGCATGCGCGCGGGCACCATCGAGACGCGCGACCAGTGGCAGGTTCTCCAGGGATGGTTCATCGACTCGCTGGTCATGCCGATCTATCGCGAATGGCTGGCGTCCGCATTGGTGCGCGGCGACATCCGCCTTCCGGCTTCTGGCCGCGCGCTGCCTGCGGATCGGTTCGCCAAGTTCTCGGACGCGAGCACGTTCCTCGGCCGCCGCTGGCAGTGGGTCGATCCGCTCAAGGACGCCGAGGCGGAGAAGGCGCTGCTCGCCGCCGGGCTGACCTCGCGCGGCCGCATCGCCGCGAAGACCGGCCAAGATTTCGATGAGATCCTCGCAGAGCTGGCCGACGAGCAGGCGAAGATCGCCGCCGCTGGCGTCGTGCTCGGCGATCAGCCCGTTCAGGTCGAGGTCGAGGACAGCCCCGAGGACGAGGCCGAGGACGAGGCCGAAGACGAAACCGATAACGGACAGGAGCCCCGCACATGAAGGGCAAACAGACCCGCGTCGCCACGTTCGAACGTGGCAGCGTCGATATCGAGGCACGCACCGTGCCCATCGCATTCTCCTCCGAGGAGCCCTACGAGCGGTCCTTCGGTCTGGAGGTACTAGACCACGCGCCGCAATCGGTTCGCCTCGGCCGGCTGGCCGGAGGCGGCGCGCTGCTGCTCGATCACGATCCGTCAAGGCTGATCGGCGTGATCGAGCGGGCTTCCATCGACGAGGACAAGGTCGGACGCGCTGTCGTGCGTTTCGGCCGGTCGGAACTCGCCGAAGAAGCGTTTCGGGACGTGCAGGACGGTATCCGTCGGCATGTCTCCGTTGGCTACATGGTCCACGACGCGCAACCCGTTCGCGGGTCGCGCGAAGTCCGCGTGACCGACTGGGAACCCTACGAGTTGTCGCTCGTAGCCATCCCGGCCGATCCCACGGTCGGCGTGGGCCGCTCGGCTGACGATCCCCAGCCTGAACTGCCGGAGCCGCCGAAGGTGGCCCCGGAACCTCACTCCGAAAGGAACCAGAAGATGTCTGACAACACCCAGCCGGCCGGCGCGGAGATCGAATCCGCGCGCGTCCGTTCGATCCTGGACCTCGGCGACCAGTACTCCAAGTACTTGGGCGCGCGTGACGCGGCGGACGCTGTCCGCAACGGCAAGAGCGTCGAGCAGTTCCGCGATCACATCATGGCGAAGATGGAGACGCGGCACACCGACACCAGCAACGCGCATATCGGCATGACGAAGACCGAGGCGCGGCGCTACAGCCTTGGCCGCGCGCTGCGCGCGGCGGTGCTCGGCGACTGGTCCGATGCGGGCCTGGAGCGTGAGGCCAGCGAGGCCGTGGCGAAGATCATGGGCCGCGCGCCCGAGGGCTTCTACATTCCCCTCGACATCTACCGCCGCGATTTCAACGTCGGCACCTCGACCGAGGCGGGCAACCTCGTCGCCACCGACCTGCGTGGCGATCTCTACGTCGATGCGCTGCGCAACGCGATGGTGATGGCCGGTCTCGGCGTTCGCATCCTGCCGGGCCTGACCAGCAACATCGACATTCCGCGCAAGTCGGTCGCCTCGACCCTCGGCATGCTGACCGAAATCGGCTCGGCTTCCGAGACGCAGCCGAACATCGCGAAGCTGACGCTGTCGCCGAAGCGCATCGGTGCCTACGTCGAGGTCAGCAAGCAGGCCATCATTCAGTCGGCGATGGCTCTGGAGCCCATGATCCGCGATGACCTGCTCATGGGTGCTGCGATCCTCCTGGAGAATCAGGCGATCAATGGTAACGGCACGGCCCCGAACATCCTGGGCCTGCGCAACACCACGGCGCTCTCGACCGTCGCCGCTGGTGCCAACGGCGCGACCGTGGCGTGGTCGCACTTCGTCGATCTGGAAAGCGCGGTCGCGAACGCCAACGCCGAACCGGATCGTCTCGCTGGCTATTTGACGAATACCCGCGTCCGCGGCCGTTCGAAGCAGGTTCAGCGCGGCACGAACCTGCCGTTCATCTGGGATAACGGGGCGCAGCCGATCAACGGCTACCGCGCCGCCGTGACGAACAACGTCCCGTCGAACCTGACCAAGGGCACCTCGACCACCGTCTGCTCGGCGACGTTCTTCTCGTCCGACTGGTCGATGGCGGTCCTCGGCCTGTTCGGCGCGCCGGACATCGTGGTCGATCCCTACACCAAGAGCGACACGGGTCAGGTGAAGATCACGCTCAACCAGTACGCCGACTTTGGCGTCCGCCAGCCGGGCGCTTTC